CCCGGCGTCCGTAACCTATAGCGTTCCGACCGTTGACGTTGCCTTCTTCGTTGCGGATCGTCCGTATGTCGTGCAGGGCATCCGTGGCCGCGTCGAAGTGGCGGGTACGGGCGGCGCTTGTACTGCGGTCGTGCGCAAGGTGCCTAGCGGTACTGCGATCACCTCTGGTACGGCGCTGCATACCGGCTCATTCAATCTCGTTGGCACTGCCGCCACTGCACAAGCATTGACGCTTTCCTCGACTGCGAGTGATCTGCTGTTGGCTGCTGGCGATGCACTTGCTCTGGACTACACCGGCACGGCAACCAGTGCAACCGGCGCGATCACTGTCTCGCTGAACCCGGCTTAATGCCAGTCCCCGGCCTTGTGCCGGGGTTCCTCAACGCTGAGAAGTGCCAGGAGAAATAATGGATGACTCAATTACCGTCGTGGCTGTAGGTACGACGATCACCACCGGTGCGACTTCGACCAGCACCACTATCCCAACCGCCCAAAGCGGTGAGACCCCACGTTATATCCGCGTGTCCGCAGATACGGCTTGCTTCGTCAAACTTGGCACCGCTGCTGCAACCGCCACGGCTAATGACATCCTCGTACAGCCTGGCGACGCCGTGATTCTGCACGTTCCTGGTGGCTATACCAAGATTGCCGCCATTCAGAGCGCCGCAGCCGGCAAGTGCAACGTCGTGCCGCTGGAGAATATGTAATGGATGCGCTCGACATCGGCACCAAGTTCCATTTTCACGATGGAGCAATGACGGTGCAGCGTACGCAGGACTGCACGCCGATCGTGGAGCACACCAAGGCACTACAGCGCGCGGGACATACAGGTTCCTCCGAGATGAAGCATGCAGCAAAACTGCCCTTCGTCATCGTGGAAACATACTGCAACGTCAATGGCATTACGTTCGCCGAGTTCATGCAGAACAACGTGCACATCAAGCGCGTGCTGAATGACCCGAATCTGGCTGATTTCCGCATCTGGCAGGGGCGCGTCTAATGGCACTCGCCAACTACACCGATCTGCAGACATCTGTCGCCAGCTTCCTGCACCGCAGCGACTTGACGGCGATCATTCCCGACCTCATTACGCTGGCGGAGCACGACATCTATGTGGATCTTGACTCGACGCAGCAGGATTCCATTGCCACGCTTTCTACCCTAGCCGCGACAGAGACATTAGCGCTGCCAGACGACTTCATCAAGTTGCGCAGCATCGCCCTGAACACAACTGGCCGCAAGCTCGATCTGGATTATGTGACGCCGAAGCAGTACCAAGAACAGAGCGCCACAAGCCAATCCGGCGAGCCTCAGATTTTCACGATTATTGGCAGCAATCTGTACCTGTTTCCCATCCCTGATGCTGTGTACTCGGTGAGCCTGGTGTATCAGGCGAAAGTGCCAGCTCTATCGGCATCCGGCACGAATTGGCTGATGACCAAGTTTCCTGCTGTGTATCTGTATGGAGCATTGAAAGCTGCGGCACCGTATCTGAAGAATGACGCGCGCCTGCCTATGTGGGAGGCGATGTACAACAAAGCCATCCAAGGGCTGAACGCTAAAGACTGGGGACCGGTTGCGGTCATGCGCGTTAGGACGGACGTTCAGCAATGACGCCACTTATCGGCTTCGCGCCGGATCTCGACCCGGCTACGCCTGGCGCGATCACGAATTGCTCACAGCTTATCCCTACGTTGAAGGGTATGGCCGGCGCGCCAACGCCAATCGATGCTGGCCTCGATACGTTGGCTGATGACTGTCGCGGCGCGGCTTATGTCACGCGACTTGATGCTGTTCGGCGCTTGTTCGCAGGCACTGGGGTTAAGTTGTATGAGTTGGCCGGAACCGCGTGGACTGACGTATCGAAGGTAGGTGGTTATACCAGCGGCGCAGAGAACATATGGCGCTTTGCCCAGTTCGGCAATGCATCCCTCGCCACGAACCAAACAGACAAAATTCAATACTCTACATCGGGCGCATTCGATGACATCGCGCAAGCACCGAAGGCGCGGATTATCGAGACGGCATCCGGCTTTGTCATGGCGTTCTGTATCGATGACGCGACTGTCGGTGGAGAACGGTCAGACGCATGGTGGTGCAGCAACATTTATGACTATGCGACATGGACGCCATCATCGAGCAACCTGGCGGCATTTGGCTACCTACTTGATACTCCCGGCGAGATACGGGCCGCCAAGCGATTCGGGCAGGACATTGTTGTATATAAAGAGCGCTCCATGTACCTGGGCCAGTACATTGGCCCGCCGGTCATTTGGTCGTTCCAATTGATTTCATCCGACATTGGCGCGTTATCGCAAGAATCCGTAGTTGATACTGGAAATGCGCAGTTGTTTATCAGCCGCGATGACTTCTGGCTGTATGACGGCTCGCGCCCTCGGTCAATTGGCGCGCCCATCCGCGAGTGGTTCTTTAATAATTCGGACTCGTCTTACCGCTATCAAATGAAGTCCTACTACGACAAGTTCAAAGGGCTTGTCTGGTGGTTCTATGCGCCTAACGGTAGCGCCGGCGCGATGACAGAGGCGATTGTCTACAACATCAACTCCAACCGCTGGGGCTTAGCGACGGTCACGATTCAGGCTGTTCTCGACTACTACACCGCCGAGACGACGTGGGATAACTGGCCGCCAGGGCCAGCAACGGACTACGACAATATTGTTGATGTCGCGTTCGATTCGCCTTTGTTCGACAACGATTCATCGACAATTGCAGTGTTCGGCTCCGACAACAAAGTAGCCACACTGGCCGGCCCGTGCGGTGCGTCGACGATGACAACTGGCGATATTGGGGATGACACGGTTGTAACGACGGTCACTGCCGTCAAGCCGCGCTTCGTCACAAGCCCCGCAACGTCGCAACTCACCAATTATACAAAAATGGAAAGCGACGCTGCCCTCGTTACGGGCAACACCTCGGCGCGCAACGGCAACAAGTTTGATGTGCTCGCGTCTGCCCGCTGGCACCGCTTCAAGCTAGAGACGACCGGCGACTTTGAAATTATTGGCGCAACCGTTGATATGAGCGAGGACGGCGAGGAATGAGACTCCAGACTAATCCCCGCTTCCCGCTCGATATGCCTCAACTCGTGCGGCAGCTTGCGGAGTTATGGCGACTGTTGGCGCAGCAGATGAACGGCATTACCGAGGGCGCAATGTCGGCGCGCCATTCGGCCCAGGCGATGGCTCCGACAACCGGCAAGTATGCCGTCGGCGACTTCGTACCAAATAGTACGCCTTCAGAACTGGGTACGGCCGGCAGCAAGTACATCGTTCACGGCTGGCAATGCACAGTGGCTGGTGAGCCTGGCACATGGGTTGACTGCCGGTTTTTGACGGGGAATTGATGCTTAAGCCCATTGCAACAAGTGACCTGCACTTCGAGTGGGAGCGGGTCAGGGCTGGGCTTCTGATCGTGAAAGGCACTACCTCTGACGATTGGCTGCCTGAAGACGTCTACATGATGCTCATGACCGGCGCGGCATCGCTCTATGTTGGTGAGGACGAAACAGGTGAATACCTCGGTTTCATGGTTCTGCAGGCGCAGCCAATGTTCCATGGGCGCAAGCTGCATGTGATGTGCGCCTACTCCGCCACAAGCCGGCAATTGATGCGCACAGCGTGGGCGGAGCTGCAACAGCTCGCGAAGCAAATCAGCGCCACCAAGATTACGTTTATTTCCAACCGCGAAGAGTGGAATCGAGTCGCCCCGCGCCTCGGTTGCATGCCTGCGCAGACGCAGTACGAATTCGAAGTTTAGGAGACATCATGGGCGGAAGCAGCACACCATCGAGAACCACGCAGACGCAGGAACTGCCGTCATGGGCGCAAGGGACGGCACAGCAGCTATTGAGCCGTGGCACGGCCCTATCTAACCAAGCCGTCCCCGTGTATCAGGGGCAGCGTACTGCGGATCTGAATGGTACGCAGCAACAAGGCATTCAAATGATCGCAAATCGCGCCGCCAATGGCGATGCGAACATGAAGGTCGGCAGCCAAAACCTTCAAGACACGCTGAACGGCACCTATCTCAATGGTGGGAATCCATACCTGCAAGCGCAAATCGATCAAGCCTCGCGCGGCGTAACAAAGAACTTTCAAGACGCAACTAAGGCGACTGACGCTACCTTTGCCCGTAACGGCGCGTTCGGCGGGTCTGCTTGGAATCAACAGAACGCCAACAACTCGCAGGCACTCGCCACGGGTCTTGGCGACATTGCCAACAACATGCAATACGCGAATTACAACGATGAGCGCAGCCGCCAGCTCGCCGCACAAAACACGGCGCTCCAGTATGGCAATCAAGCGTACACGGATGCAAACAACCTGATAAACGCTGGCGGCGTGCAGTACGGCGTGACGAATCAGCAGTTGCAAGACCAGATGAACAAGTTCAACGAGCAAGCGCAGTCTCCATACAAGCAGCTCGACGTAT